ACGATATAAATTTCAAAATTAGGTAACATATGAGTGAATTAAAAGTAAATAAAATTAGTCCAAAAACAGCATGCGGAACAACTACACTTGGAGATAGTGGTGATACATTTACTATTCCTGCAGGTGTAACAATAACAAATAATGGAACACAAACAGGATTTGGTAGAACGGGTGCTGTTGACTGGCAAACAACTCCAAAAACCTCTACATTTACAGCAGTAAGTGGTGAAGGTTATTTTATAAATTCTGGAAGTGCATTAACAATGAATTTACCAGCAGGAAGTGCTGGAGCTATTGTTGCAGTATCAGATTATGCAAGAAACTTTGCAACATATAATTTTGCAATATCACCTAATGGTTCAGAAAAAATAGGTGGTATAGCACAAGATGCAACATTAGCTGTTAATGGTCAGGCTGCAACTTTTGTTTACGTTGATTCAACAAAAGGTTGGGTTAATGTTCAAAATGCAGAAGATACAGAAACAGGTGTACCTCCATATATATGTGCAACAGGCGGAACAGAAACAACAGATGGAAATTATAAAATACATACATTTACTTCACCTGGAACTTTTCAAGTAACAAGGACAGCAACATCAACACCTGATACATATGCAGATTTTATAGTTGTAGCAGGAGGCGGTGGAGGTGGAGTAGGAAATATATCTCATGTTGGAGGTGGCGGAGGTGCTGGAGGTTTTAGAGAAAGTCCAGGATCATCAACTGGTTATACAGCTTCTCCTTTAGGAGCATCACCTATGACTTATGCAACTTTAGCAGTACAAAGTTATCCAATAACAGTTGGTGCTGGGGGTGCAGGTGGTCCAACAGCTAGAACAGATCAAGGAAGTTCAGGTTCTACATCAAGTTTTAATTCAATTACGTCAGCAGGAGGCGGTGGAGGTGGATCAGAAGGTGGTCCAACAGGTTCACCTGCAAGACCAGGTGATCCAGGTGGTTCTGGGGGTGGAGGATCTTCACAAACAGCAGGAACTGGTGGAACAGGAAATACACCACCAACAAACCCTGCACAAGGAAATAATGGTGCGGCAGGAGTAGATGCACCACCTGACTTTAGAGGTGGAGGTGGAGGAGGTGCTGGTGCAGCAGGTACTTCAGGAACACCACCAGGAATAAGTGGTAAAGGTGGAGTAGGAGTATCAACAGGAATTACTGGTTCATCAGTAGGTTATTCTGGTGGAGGTAATGCTAGTGGTACAGCAGTCCCATATAATCCTAATGGACCACAAGCTGCAACAAATCCAGCATCACCTTTTGGTGGTGGTATTGGTGGAATAAGTCCAGGAACAAATGCAGGTGGAGCAGGTGGAACTAATAAAGGTGGTGGCGGAGGTGGTGGACACAATTGTAATGCGGGTGGTACAGGTGGTTCAGGAGTTGTAATAATAAGATATAGATATCAATAATAAACAAATAGGAGAAAACAAACATGGCACATTTTGCAAAACTAGGAGCTAACGGTAAAGTTATTCAAGTGCTAACACTTGATAACAAAGACATGCTTAATGCTGATGGTATTGAAGATGAAGCTGTTGGTCAACAGTATTTGGAAAGGCACAATAATTGGCCTGCACAAATGTGGATCCAGACTTCTTACAATACATACAATAATAAACATAAATCAGGTGATGACTCTAAAGCATTTAGAGGAAATTACGCTGGTATAGGGTATTCTTGGGATGAAGATACTAATATCTTTTGGCCTAAAAAACCACATGCATCTTGGGTAAAAAATACTACAACTGCACAATGGCAATCACCAATTGGTGATGCCCCAGCATTAACTGCGGAACAACAAGAACAAAATGAAGCTAATACTCACAGATGGAGTTATTCTTGGAATGAGGATAATCAATCTTGGGATTTATTAGATTCAAAAGAATAATAAAATATACCTCTCAAAAACATTGACTTTTTACAATAGGAGTGTATAATAGATAGGTATATGAACAAAAATACATTGTCGGAAATAGCATTGTATCATGGTGACATTGCTATGCCAAAAAATTTTGAAATAGATCGAGATAAGTTAAGCATAGATATTTTACAATCTCATATTACAGATTCACCTTTTCCATTTTCAAAAAGTTGGGATATGCTTAATACTTATATGAGAGATCACTTTAATGTTAAATATGAACGAGTTTTAATAAATAAATCAACTTGGGGTAATATTTATAAACCAAATGAAGTAAGTATTCCATTATTAAATATTGATCCAGTAGATCTTAGAGACTCACCAGACTTTACTTTTATTTATGGAGTTAAAGTTAATAATTGTAATGTTAGAATATATTATGATGATAACAGACGTAAAGGTAGAAGCTGGGATATTAAATTAGAAAATAATAAATTTATTATGTTTCCCTCAACATGTATGTACTATATAACAAATACTCAGAGGGATAGTTTGAATTTTATTCAAACAATAACATATGAATATATCTAATTACTATTGGTATTTTAAATCTGCATTAACACCTAGATTCTGTGATGATGTAATACAATATGCATTACAGCAAAAAGAAGTTATGGCTAGAACAGGTGGTTTTGATAACAAAAAATTAAATAAAGAAGAAGTTAAGAATTTACAAAAAAAAAGAAAATCAGATTTAGTATGGCTTGAAGATAAATGGATATACAAAGAATTACATCCATATGTTCATGAAGCAAATAAAGCAGCTGGTTGGAATTTTCAATGGGAAAGATCAGAGGCCTGTCAATTTACAAAATATAAATTAAACCAATATTATGATTGGCATTGTGATAGTTGGGATAAAGCCTATGATAGACCAGGTTCAGTAGATCATGGTATGATAAGAAAACTATCTATGACATGTCAATTAACAGATGGTTCAGAATATACAGGTGGAGAATTAGAATTTGATTTTAGAAATTATTCTCCAAATATGAGAGATGAATTAAAACATAGAATACAATGTAAAGAAATTTTATCCAAAGGATCAATAATAGTATTTCCCTCGTTCGTTTGGCATAGAGTAAAACCCGTAACATCAGGTACACGATACTCATTAGTCGTATGGAATTTAGGGAGGCCTTTTAAATAATGTACATAAATAATTATTTTAGCACAACTATTTGGAATGAAGAAAAACCAGAGTTTGTTAAATCGTTAAATAAAGCTAGCAATAAATATATTAAAGAAGCTAGAAATAGAGAAAAAAAATATATAAAAGAATTTGGTGATTTTGGAAGATCATATCATTCAACACCACTAACACAAGACAATGACTTTTTAGATTTTAGAAATTACATTGGTCAAAAATCTTGGGAGTATCTAGACCATCAAGGTTATGATATGTCACAATATGAAACTATGTTTAGTGAGATGTGGGTCCAAGAGTTTTCTAAAAAAGGTGGTGGGCATCACTCTGCACACATACATTGGAATCAACATGTATCAGGTTTTTATTTTTTAAAATGTAGTAATAAAACTTCTTATCCAGTATTTCATGAACCAAAGACTGGAGCAAGATGTACAAAATTAAAAATGAAACCAGATTTAAAAGGTGTATGGGGTGGTCATGAACAATTTCATATGAGACCTAAACCAGGAACACTGATTATATTTCCAGGTTATTTAGAACATGAATATGCTGTTGATCATGGTATAGAACCCTTTAGATTTATTCATTGGAATATTACAGCTATTCCAAAGGAGATGGCTAGAGATGTCGTTTAAAAAAAATAAATACACAGTTATACGGCAGGCCATATCAAAAGATTTAGCTTCATTTATTGCAAATTATTTTTGTATGCAAAAACAAGTATATGATACTTGTAGAGAACGTAAATACTTTTCACCTTTTGAAAATATACTTGGATATTATGAAGACCCTATTGATGGGCAAATACCAAACACTTATTCTCAATATGCTAATATAGCTATGGAGACTTTATTGCTTAAATGTCAACCAGGTATGGAAAAAGCAACAGGATTAAAATTATATCCAGCTTATACCTATGCAAGAATATACAAAAAAGGTGATGAATTAAAAAGACACAAAGATAGATTCAGTTGTGAAATATCTACTACTATGAATCTTGGTGGTGATGATTGGCCTATATATTTAGAACCATCAGGAGAGACTGGTAAAAAAGGTGTTAAAGTAGATTTAAAACAAGGAGATATGTTAGTTTATTCTGGTTGTGAATTAGAACATTGGAGAGAAAAATTTAAAGGTAAAGAATGCATACAGGTATTCTTACATTATAATAATCGTAAAACCCCAGGATCAAAAGATAATATGTTTGATAAAAGATTACATTTAGGATTACCATCTTGGTTTAAAAGATAAAATAATATGGCAAAACGCAAATCCCTCATTGGCGTTAATAATTTTGTAAGGCAAACAAAAAAGAAAAGACCTGGCAGACACGCTAAGAGACCCAACAAACACGCAAAAAAAAATATGAAACGATATAGAGG